CGGTGCAGGACCTGCTCACCAGCCTCGGCATGAAAATGAAAGAGGTCTGGGTCGGGATCGTTGAGGCCATCGCCAGCGCTTTCGATTGGGTTTCCCGGTTCGTCGACAAGCTGCTGGCCATTCCTTCATGGTTGATCAACAAATTCGTTGACCTGACCACCACTCCCGAGAGCCGGGCCAAGGCCGCCGCCGAGGCTGGACTGATGCTGGTTGGTGATAAGGACAAGGATCCTGATTGGCAGCGCGAAATCGCTCGTCAGCGGTTGGACAACATGCTCAAGAACCCGGCCAACGTCGCGCGATCGGTTGACGAGAGCAATAATGTTGTTCGCGGAGTCTTCAAGGACAAGTCCAAAGTGCCCGGCACGGTATCTGACAATGGGCCGGATACCAGCGCATATGCCCGCGCCGAGGAATCCCTGCTTCGCTACATCGAAATGACGAAGGCGGCGGCTGGCGCGGTCGAGGCTGGCGCCGCCGCGCAGGAGCGGGCTCGCGCCATTGCGCAGCTCACTGCCGCGGGCCTCAAGGATGGCCTAAGCCCTGCAGCCGCCGCAGCCAAGGCAGAAATGAGCGGACTTGCGGACCGGGCGGCGGCCGCGGCAGAAGCGTTGGCGCGTGCGCGTGTCGAGGCTCAGTTGAACTTTGGCCGGCGGACCGCATTTCTGTCGCAGGAAGATATCCAGATCGCACAGCAGCTCAAGGCGATCTATCCGGACGTTGCGGACGCTCTGTCGAGCGTGGAAGCGCAGTCCATGCGCGTGTTCAACGCCATGCGGCAGGTGGCGTCGGCGATCGAGACCGGTCTGGTTTCGGGTCTGGCGGACGCGATCGACCGTTCCAAATCCTTGGGTGATGCCTTTCGTGACATGTCGCGGACCATCATTCGCGCCCTCGAGGAAGCAATGATCAAGATGCTGATCGTCGCGCCGATTATGCGGGGCCTGCAGACCCTGATGGGCGGCTTCGGTTTCGGCGGAGTGCCATCGGTAGGCAGCTTTACCGGTCAGGACGCGGCCCTCAATGCAGCTATTTTCCCAGGCTATGGGACCGGGATGGGGATGAACGCCGCCGGCAACGACAATTGGCGTGGTGGCCTCACCAGCATCAATGAACACGGCGGCGAGATCGTCGATTTGCCGAGCGGCACCCGGATTATCCCGCATGACGTTTCGATGCAGATGGCTGGCAACGCCGGAAATGACGGCGTAGCAATCGCGTTCGGCGATATCAACATCACGCTCCCGGAAGGAACGTCGCCGGACAATGCGGCCGCGATCGGTGCGGCGGTGAAGGCCAGCATGATGCAGGTGGTCGACGAGCGCGTCGCCTATCATATGCGTGCTCGCGGGATGCTGAATCGTGCCGCTTGATGTGTTCAATCCTCCGCTGGCACCATCAACGCCGAGCGTTCGCCCGGTCAGGCCGCGCGTCAACGAGGCTACCTTCGGTGATGGCTATAGTCAGCGATCCGGTGATGGCCTTAATGCCAATCCACGAACGTTCCAGGCTCAATGGAGCATGTTGGAAGACGGGCAGGCGGACGCGATCGAGGCGTTCTTTGAAACACACACCAAGACGGCCTTTCTGTGGACCGTGCCGCTCGAGATCGTCCAGCGGAAATGGATCGCGGTTGACTGGTCGCGGGGCTATCTCGGAGCCGATCTGGTGAGCCTGTCGGCCAATCTTAAAGAGGTCTTTGACCTGTGACGCTGGCGACGGATGTTCAAAGGCCGAATGCCGGCGATACCGTCGAGCTTTACGACGTCGACTGCACGGCGATCTTCGGCGAGGTTCTGCGGTTTTCACCTGTACCGCTAATCCCGGATGCGTCCAGCCCGGCTCCGGCTCCGATTACCTGGCGCGGACAGATTTACGCGCCTCGTGCCTGCAAGTCCGAAGGATGGTTATGGGATGGGCAGGGGCCGCTCCCGCAACCGAAACTCACGGTCGGCAATACCGATCTTGCCATCTCGGCGCTGTGCATCGCCTATAGCGATCTTCAGGGCGCGATCGTTACTCGGCACCGCGTTCCGTTCAAGCATCTTGACGGCATGCCGGATGCCGATCCGGATATTGAGCACGATCCCGACATCTTCGTGATCGACCAGAAGACGACGCAGAACAAGCTCGTGGTCGAGTTCATGCTTGGCACGGCGATCGACATCGAAGGCCGGATGATCCCCGGACGGCAAGTCGTGCAGGGCTACTGCCCGTGGCGCTACCGACGCTGGAACGGAAGCGAATGGGTGTATCCGACAGGCACGACGGCTTGTCCTTACACGGGCGAAGCCATGTTCGATGAGCGGGGCAATCCGACCGATGATCCTGCCAAGGATCGTTGCGCCAAGCGTCTCGGGATCGGCTGCAAGCGACGCTATCCGACCGGCGACCTGCCATTTGGCGGCTTTCCGGGCGCTGCGAAGTATAGAGGCTGAGCATGTTCGGTGAAGCTGTCGAATCCGCCGCACGCGCGGATGCATTGTCGCGCTTTCCGCGTGAGAGCTGCGGGATTGTTGTCGGCGGCGCCTATCATGCAATCGAGAACGTTGCGGCCGATCCCGGCAATCATTTCGAGATGCCGGAGGGGAGCTGGACCGACCATCCCGGCATCGAGGCGGTGATCCACAGCCACGGCCCACAATACCTGCTGGCACCGAGTGCCGATGACATGCGGCACCAGATCGCGACGGCCGTGCCGTGGGGCATTACGCGCTGCGACGGCGTAGCTGCATCGCCAGTGCTGTGGTTCGGGGACTGCCGGTTAGACGATCCGCTGGTCGGGCGGGATTTCGTCCACGGCGTCACGGATTGCTATGCCATCATTCGCTCGTGGTACTGGCAGTCTCGCCAGATCAAGCTCCCCGAGTTTCCTCGCGATCCTGACTGGTGGAGCCGGGGTGGCGATCTCTACAACGACGGTTTCGGCGCGGCCGGGTTTCGCGTCATCCCGGCGACCGATGCCGTGACTGGCGACGTCCCGCTGATCAATTTCCGTTCCAGCGTGCCAAACCATGCAGGCGTCCTGCTGGATGGCGGCCTGCTGCTGCATCACTTGATGGGCCGTAAGTCGGTCCGCGAACCGGTCGGCCGCTGGGTGCCGATGGTGACGAAATGGCTGCGTTATGAGGGCTGATCATGCTTTGCACCGTCCATCTTCATGGCGCATTGGCGGCACAGTTCGGCTCGTCCTTCAATCTCGACGTGCGTAGCCCCGTCGAGGCCATACGCGCGTTGATTTCTCAGTTGCGTGGCTTCCGCCGCGCAATCCGCGACGGTCACTACAGGATCGTAAAAAGCCGGGAGACCGTGGCGGATTCGTTGTCTCTCGACGAAATACAATTGCGGCTCGGGCGCACCGCCTGCGGACTGCACATTGTTCCGGTTATGGCTGGATCCGCGTCGGGCTGGGGCAAGGTTCTAGCCGGGGTCGCGATCGTTGGCTTGGCGATCGTTGCGCCGTATGCGCTCGGCTTGGCGGGCGGACTAAGCGCCACTTTTGGCGGCATCTCGGCAATTGGCTTTTCCGGCATCAGCTTCGGCTCGATTGCAGGCTTCGGTGCTCTGATCGCGCTCGGCGGTATCGCCCAGATGTTGGCGCCCTCGCCCAAAGCCGGAAAGGGAGTGGAGGATCGCAAGGAATCCTTCCTGTTCGGCAGCGCCGAGAATGTGACAGCGCAGGGCGGCCCGGTGCCCGTGGTGTTCGGTGAATTCGTGGTCGGCTCGGTCGTGATCTCTTCAGGTCTCAGTACCGAAGAGATGTCCACATCTAGCGCAACCAACATGGCCGAAGGCGTCTACGCGATGTTGAGCCGCAACAAATGAGGCTGCGCGGTTCTGGCGGAAGCAAGGGCGGCGGCTCGTCGAACGGGCCGGTCGAATCTCCGAACACGCTGCAATCTCGCGCCACGGCGCGGTTGATCGATCTAATTTCGGAGGGCGAGGTCGAGGGACTCGTCGGCGGGCTGCAGGGAGTGTATCTCGACGACACGCCGATCCAGAATGCCGACGGCAGCTTCAACTTCACCAACATCGTGGTGGAGGCGAGAGCGGGTACCCCTGATCAGGCCTCGATCCCCGGATTTCCGGCCGTGGAGTCCGTGTTTGCGGTCGGCTCGGAGGTCAAGCAAGCCGCCCCGGTAGTGCGTGCGGTCGCGAATAGCGAGGCAACCGCGGTCTTGGTGACGATCCGTCTTGATGGTCTACAATCGGTCGATGCCAAGACCGGCAACATCAATGCAACATCGGTCCAGATCGGAATCGACGTGCAGCTTGATGGTGGGGCTTTCGTCGATGTCACGCCGACAAACGCGATCTTTTCGGGAAAGACCAACACCGCCTATCAGCGCAGCTTTCGTATTCAGCGACCTGGCGATGGGGACTGGAGCATTCGCGTCCGGCGCATCACGGCCGACAATGCATCGTCCCTGCTGACCAACAAGACCTACTGGGACAGCGTCACCGAGATTGAGGATTATCAGCTTCAATATCCGTATTCCGCGTTGATCGCCTATCAGGTCGATGCGCAGTCGTTTGGTGGACGGGTCCCGAAACGGCTGGCTCGCGTGCGTGGCGTCCGGATGCGGGTGCCCGCGAACTACACGCCGCGCATCTATGACGATGACGGTAACATCGTCTCGGATGCATCCTATGACGGCATCTGGGATGGCACCTTCAAAACGGTCTGGCACAACAACGCGGCGTGGACGCTGTTCGAGTGCATCGCAAACGACCGCTGGGGGATCGGCGAATATGTTCCGGACGCTTTTCGGGACAAGTGGACGATCTACGCGATCGGCCAGTATTGCGATGAGACTGTTCCGGACGGGCTGGGCGGATATGAGCCGCGCTACACGTTCAATTTTGCGATCTCCAGCGCGGAAGATGCATTCAAGGCGCTGACCTCGATCGCCTCGGTGTTCCGGGGCATGATCTATTGGGGTTCGGTAGGCATCACCGCCACGGCTGACCGCGATCTCGATCCGGTCAAGCTGGTGACGCCTGCGAATGTGATTGGCGGAATGATAAGCTGGGGTGGCGGCAGCCTGCGCCAGCGTCACACCGCCGCGGTTGTGACCTGGTACGATCCTGACGATTACTGTCGCCCGGCGATTGAGGTGGTGGAAGCCAGTCCGGCCGACATCGAGCGCTTCGGCTATCGCGCGATCGAAGTGGTGGCGTTCGGCTGCACCAGTCGCGGCCAGGCGCATCGCTACGGGCTGTGGATTCTGGAAACGGAGCGGAGCGAGGCCGAAACCTGCACATGGCAGGCGTCTTGGGATCATGCCGATGTCTATCCCGGCGAGATCGTGGAGGTGCAGGATCCGAGCTATGCCGGCGTCGAATTCGGCGGTCGCGTCGCCGGACTGATCGAGGAAAGCGGCGCTGTGGTGGGGCTCGTGCTCGATCGACCGATCGATCTGGAAGCTGGCAAGACTTACGAACTGAGCGTAACGCTATCGGATGGTATGGTTGCGCGCCGACCGCTGACCACGCCGGCAGGCACGACAACGAATGTGGCGTTCGCCGCGCCGCTGATGCCGCCGCCGATCGTCAATGCTGTCTGGGTGCTGTCGTCGTCGGACGTGTCGCCACGTCGTGTCAAGGTCATCAAGCGGGTCGAAACAGCATCAAACCTGTTCGATCTATCCGGCATCCTGCACGATCCCGCCAAATATGCGCGGATCGAGCGGGGGCTGGCGCTGGAGCCGCCGACCTACACCGCATTGCCCTCCGGCCCGATCAAACCGCCGTCCGAGGTGGTGGTGTCGGAATGCGTGGCGCTGGTCAGCGGCACGGCGCGGCCCAAGACGATGGTGTCGTGGGTGCTTTCGCCGGATCCGCGCGTCGTGGACTACGAGGTGCAGATCAAGCCCGCGACTCAGAATTGGCAGCCGTCATCGCCTCAGTTTTCCAACCAAAGCTCGATCGATCTGTTCGATCTGGGGGCAGGAACATTCGCGTTTAGAGTAAGGGCACTGGATAGCGTTGGGCGGCCATCAACATGGGTTGCGACCGACGACGCGACGCTGGCCGGGCTTGAGATGCCGCCCAACCCGGTCTCCAATCTTCGCGACACTTACATCACGGGCCGTTCGAACCTGATCTGGGACGATCCGCAGGACTTCCGTGACGTCGGGATCGAGATCAGGAAAGGGACGACCTTCGAGGCGGCGCAGACTGTCGCGGATTATGCCTCATCGCCGTGGCAGACCGTTGGCGACGATACCTACTTTGTCGCTGCCTATATCGTCACGGCCGGCGGCACGCGCGTCTATAGCGTCACGGTGCCATCTATCCTGATCCAAGGGTCGGTTGCTGTTGAGAATGTCGTGGTGAGCCACGACGAGCGCGCCGAAGGGTGGGATGGTTACTTCGGCGGGTCGGTCGGAAAGGATGTCTCCGGCGGCAACTACCTGAGAACGTCTGGCGATAAGCCGTTTCTCGATGAAGGCGACTTCCTGTCGCAACTCGACTTCCTCAATCGCGGTGCGCCCGGCGGCGGCATCTATTGGAGCAAGTATGTCGTCAACATCGGCCGCAAGGGACTTTGCCGCATCTCGAACGACTGGACAGCAACTGGTGTGCCGATCGGTGACGACTTTCTCGCCGGCACGGATTTCCTGTTCCCGCCCGATTTCCTGAAGGGTTACCTCGCACAGTTCATTCGGGTGCGGCCGGTGATCAGAATATCCGACACTGGACCCGGTGACGCCTTCTCCGAAGAGAATTTGTTCGTGCCGGACAACGCCTTTCTCGCCGGCGCGATCTGGAAAGAGCCACAGGTCTGGTCGCCGGATGTCTATGCCGGCTGGCTATTCCAGCTCGGCATGGAATTCGAGATCCTCGACCCTTCTGTCAATGTGATCGCTTACCTGCTGTCGTGGACTTGGACAGTAGACGTGCCCGATCGTTTCGACAGCTATCAGAACCTCGATATTCCGGCAGACGGCCTGCGCGTGGTGTTCCGGCCGACCGGATCGACCGAGGACGCTCCGTTCAATGGTGGCCTCAACAATGAGCCGCTGCCGCACGTCACGCCATCGATCCAGAATCCGACGCCGGGCGACGAGGTAGTCTGGGAAGGCTTGTCACTCTCGGAAATGACGCTGTTTGTGAAGAACGACGGCGTGAAAGTCGCCCGCATGGGCAACAACGTCAACGCGCTGGTGCGCGGGTACTAAAAGCTAAGGAACATCAACATGAAGAACGCGCTTCACGGCGCGACGATGCTTGCCGCATCGTTCGCGATTGCATTGGTGACGGCTCTTGGGGTCTCCGGGCCGCAGGGCTTCACCAGTCAGGGCAACGTGCACCTACCGACAACCGGCACCTACTCGTCGCTGCAGGCGGTCGGCTACATGAACGATGCGTGGGATGCGCTTCTGACCTGCAACAAAGGTCCGGCTGCACCCGTAAACGCTCTCGGCGGCACGCCGAAGGCCGGGCAATGCTGGCTCGACGATAGTAACGCAACCTTGCTGGTGAAGAAGCGCTACAGCGGAGCGGGCTGGGTCGTGGAAGGCGTCATTGATGTCGCGAGCGGCGTCTGGTCGCCGCCGGTCGGCGGCGGCGCCGCAACTGTGACGGCGGCAGCAATGACAGATTTGTGTGCATTACCCGCAGCGTTTCAGACGGTGACCGGAACCACGACGATCAGCAGCTTTGGATCTGCATGCGCCAGTGGTGTCAAGAAGACCCTGGTGTTCACTGGTGCGGCGACTCTGACCTACAGTGCGATTTCGCTGATCCTGCCGGGTCAGACCGACTATCTGACGTCGGCTGGGGATGTGATTGAGGCGGTTGCGCTTGGCTCCGGTAACTGGCGCGTCACCGCGATCACCAAAATCAGCGGCAACGCGGTGACAAATCCGGCGGTTCCGGTCTCAACCGTGTTCTATTTTGACGGTGCAGAGGTGCCGCCGAAATATGCGCTCGGCTACGGCCAAGCCCTGCCGCGCGCAGACTATCCAGATTATCTCGCGGCTGTCACGAGGACACAGGCGGCCACGCGCGCGTCCGGTAGTGATACCTTGACCGTCGCTGATACATCAAAGATGGGCGCCGGTATGCCAGTCGAGGGTGCGGGCATTCAGAATGGCACCACGATCGTCAGCGTCACCCCCACAACGATCAAGATGTCGGCAAACGCCACAAGCAGCGGGGTATCGAATGCAACAGTGTTCCTGCATGGTTACGGGACAGGTGGCGGTGCAACGACCGTCGGTGTGCGCGACTGTCGAGGTCGTGTCCTCGCGGGACGCGACGATATGGGTGGAACGGCTGCGACCCGTCTGACATCGAGCTATTTTGCTGCCGATGGAAAAGCGATGGGGGCAAGCGGTGGCAGCGAAAGCAAAACGCTCCTCACCGCGAACCTTCCGCCCTATACGCCTTCTGGCGAAATCCTGAACGGCGTGATCACCGCCAGCGGAAGCTTTAAGTACGGCTGGGATGGCAGCGGTTACAGCACTTCGCCGCCGAATCCGGGTGTCGATTTTCCCAGAGTTACGAATATGGGACAGATTTCATTTTCGCAGGCGCCTTCTACCTTCATAGGCGCCGCGCAGGGTGGCACCAGTACGCCGTCTAGCGTGATTCAGCCTACCGGCATTTCCGACTGTATCGTGAGGGTTTTGCCGTAAATTTCTCACCATTGCCGATCTGCGTATTCCTCTGCGGTTTCGTCTCGGTATTCCCAGATTCCATTGTGGAAACGGCGCATTTGACCCGTGAAGGTTGGATGCCAGTTTCCATCGCGTTGAATTCGAGATGCTGAAATCCACAGAGCAGCTAAGCCGAGCACGAGAAGCGTGACGATCAGTAACGGCATCGATGTCACCAATGCTGCAAAAACAGCATTTTATCCGAACTAATATGGGAAAAGATAGATGCGGATTGCGCCTTTTGTCGCAGCAGCTCTGTTGCTGCTGTCCGCTGCTCACGCTGATGAGCAGGCAAGCTATGTTTGGCCGACCGGGACAGTGCCTGGACCTGCCGGCAGCAACAGCCTGGGCAGCCTGACCGCGAACTATTACAATCCGGCGCTGCGCGCTCTGGCGTCCTGCAGTGCCGGCGCGACGGCGCCGGCCAACGGGCCGTCGTCGGCGCCGCTGCCATATCAGTGCTGGATGGACACTTCGGCCAGTCCGATCATCCACTTGCGATATTGGGATGGGTCGCAATGGCCGGTGCTCGCTACGCTGGATGCGTCGAGCCATGCGTGGACGATCTCCATGGCTTCACCAGTGAGATCCGTCACCGGCGCGACCGATACGATTCAAGACGGCGACAGGGCTGGCTTGATCGATGTCAAATCAGCCTCGGCTGTTGCTCAGATATTGCCGCAGGCTGGCGCTGGCGGTGCGTTCGCGAGTGGCTGGCATGTCGCGGTGCGCAACGCCGGCACCGCCGACGTGACAATTACACCGACGAGCTCCACGATTGACAGTGCTGCCTCGCTTGTGCTGCGGCCAGGCCAATGGGTCGCGATCCGGTCGGACGGCAGCAACTACATCTCCACGCTGTTGCAGCAGCCGGCGAACGCCAACCTTTGGGCGCTCGCAGGGCTTTCGACGGCTGCCGACAAGTGCGCCTACTGGACCGGCGCGGGCGCCGCGGCGCTGATGGATTGCAAGTCGTGGGTTCGCAGCGTGATCGGCGCCGCCGATGCGGCCGCCGGTCGGGCTGCTTTCGGACTGGCGATCGGGACGGACGTGCAGGCCTACAATACAAATCTTGCCGCGCTGGCGGGACTCACGGGCGCGGCCGGACAGCTTGCCTATTTTAGCGGCCCAGCAGCTCTATCCTTGGCGGACACCACGTCTTATGGCCGATCCGTACTCAACACTGCCGATGCAGCGGCATTGCGCGCGCTTGCCGGCAGCGTGATCGGCACCAATGTCCAGGGGTGGGATGCCGATCTTGATTGCTATGCGGCCCTGAGCGGCACCGGAATTGTCCGTCGCACCGGAAGTGGGACATGCTCCAATGGCACGGCGGTCTCGAATTCCGAGCTCGCCACCATGGCGAACAATACGGTCAAGGGAAATGTGTCCGGCTCCTCGGCAGCGCCGTCTGACCTCACGCGCTCGCAGCTCACGGCGCTCATCAATCCGATGGTAGGGGATTCAGGGTCTGGCGGCACGGCTGGTCTTTGTCCCGCGCCGGGACCTGGCGACTATGCCGCCGGCAAATATTGTGACGCGGGTGGCTTTTGGTCGGTCCCTGCGGGTAGCGGCGGGGGAGGCGGGCTGTCAGATACAGATCGCCGCAATATGCTGCTCGACCGCATCTATCAATCCAAGCTGTTCGGCGCGCCGCGTCGTGTCGTCAATTCCTGGGCGACAGGCTTCAAGGCAGCGACGGATGCGGATCGCGGCATCAATG